CGGCAGAAGCCCCGCAGGAGCGCCTGCCGCTCCCAGAAGGCAAGTACAAGGCTGTCATCACCGACAGCGAAATGCGCGCAACACGCGCCGGTACTGGCCACTACCTAAACTTCACTTGGGAAATCACGGCAGGCGAGCACCGGGGCCGCAAGGTATGGGCTAACTATAACGTCGATAACCCAAACGAAAAGGCAGTCGAGATTGCAAAGCGAGACCTCGCGGCGATCTGTACGGCGATGGGCAAGCCCGGATTTGAAGACAGCCAAGACCTGCACTTTCACGAAATAGAGGTGCTGGTAAAGGTACGCGAGGCGTCTAACGGCTACGCAGCCAGCAACGAAGTGCGCGGCTACGCAGCACCAGCTGGCTCCGCACCACCGCCACCGGCTGCGCCGGTAGCGCAAGCCGCGCCAGCAGTAGAGGCACCTGCACCAGCACCCGCCGCTGATGCCGGCAAAAAGCCCTGGGACAAGTAGCATTGGACGTTCTCGCTGCATCAAAAACGCTTGCTGCTATCAACGGCGGGATTGAGGCCGATCAGGACTCAGCGCCTGGCCGGCTTCACTTTGGCGCGTCGATTGCTGGCGAGGAATGCAGCCGCAAGCTCTGGTATGGCCATCACTGGGTCAAGGCTCAGCGGCATGGCGCGCGACTGCTGCGCCTGTTCGCTCGCGGTGAGACGGAAGAAGTGCGTTTCGTGAACTACCTGCGCCGCGCCGGCGTGACTGTTTGGGAAGTTGACCCGGACACGAACCAGCAATGGCGCATCTCAGATCACGCCGGGCACTTTGGTGGCTCGCTTGATGGCATGGGAATTGGCTTACCCGACGCGCCGGACGAGCCGCACGTCTTGGAGTTTAAGACTCACAACGCCAAGAGTTTCGCCGACATGGTCAAGCGCGGAGTGCTGGAATCGAAGCCGCAGCACTACACTCAGATGCAAATTTACATGCACAAGATGGACGTGCAGTGGGCGCTCTACATGGCCGTCAACAAGAATGACGACGACTTGTACTTGGAGCGCGTGCCGCTTGACGCAGCCCATGCGCAGCGCATGCTCGATCGTGCCAGGCGCATCATTACTAGCGACCGCCCGCTTGAGCGCATGAGCGACGACCCCAGCTGGTTCAAGTGCAAGTGGTGCGACTATTACGACCTGTGCCACGGCACCGACACGCCCGCCATGAACTGCAGAACATGCGCGCATGCAACGCCAATGATGGACGGAGACGGGCGATGGCACTGCGAAAAGTTTGACAAGCACCTTGACGCATCGATGCAGCGCACCGGCTGCGACGACCACAATTTCATACCGCCGCTGCTCGCGAACTGGGCAGAGCCCATCGATGCGGACGATGACGGCGTGACGTACACCAACAAAATTAATGGCAAAGAATTCACTAACAGCCACGGTCAATACTGCTCGATCGAGATTACATCTGCAGCACCAGAACTGATTGGCGACGCGCAGATTGACCGGCTGAAGTTTGAATTTGATGCCCGACTAACGGGAGTAGGCAAATGAATTTAGAAGAATTACCCATTGGTGAGGTGGTAAGCGGAGTCGATTTACCAAACCGAAAAACCTTCAATAAAACGGCTAAATGGGCGCATTACCTTAAAAAAATGAAGGTAGGCGACGCAGTGCGCGTGTCGAACGCGAAAGAGCGCGATGCCATGACTCACTTCTTCAAAGCCAACAAAGCCGGCACTACGACCTCGCAGGTTGGCGACGGCAGCTTCGTCGTGTGGCGCACTCGGTTCCGCAAGAAATGAGTGATGATTGGGCTCAAGTTTTGATTGAGATGCGTGACGCAGCAAAGGCAGAGCAACGTGCCCGCGAGAAAAAGCCAGAGAACTGTTTCTTTTGCGAGTACATGGAACGTCAACCAGGGTTTTGCGAAAAACACTGGGCTAGGCCACCAGCTGACTTTATGCCGCGCGTAGGTGAGTGCCCCGATTTCATTGAGGAAATTCCATTTTGATTTGGCTACTGGGCAGCGCTCTCTCCTGTTCTGCCCATTCCAGCGCGCGCCGTCCGCGTGGCCGAAGGCGGCACTTTTTTTCGGAGCAAAAATGAGCGACCTATTTTACCGCGCAATAAAAGCGCAAGACAAAGCCCGGCGGCTGATAGAGCCGATGCCAAAGCAGGGTAAGAACCGCCAGTTTCACCGCGCGCTGACCGAGCAGCAAATCGAAGAGGTTTTATCGCTTTGGGCCGATGGCGTGCGCAAGGTCTCTATTGCCAGGATGACGTCACTGGCCCAGAACAGCGTCTATAACATCATCAACCGCTACAAGCTCGTTGACGGAGAAGTGACGCACAGAAAGCGAGGCATTGAATGAGTAACAGCATTGATGACGCGACGCCAAGCGAATGGAATGCGCTGCGCAAACCGCCAGAGCACTACACCCAGGGCAGCATCGAGGTGATCGAGGTGATCCGCGACACGCTCGACAGTGAGCAGTTCAAAGCCTATTGCCAGGGCAACATCTTGAAGTATGTCATGCGGGCCAATCACCACCGCCAGCCTACCGTCGAGCACTTGCGCAAGGCTCGCGATTACTTGAACTGGTGGATAGATGAAGAGGTGCAGCCGTGAGTGCAGGTTTCCTGACGTATAAAGATGTGACTGCCATGACGACATTGTCGCGTCAATCTATCTGGCGCAAGTTCAACGCTGGAGAGTTTCCAAAGCCTATCGTCTACGGCAACCGCACGATGTTTGTGCGCTCTGAGGTTGAGTCCTGGTGCGAAGATTTAGTCACTAGGCTGCGAGATAATTCGCATACTCCTGCATGAGCTCGGCGCGACGGTTTAGCAAAGTCGTCCTGGCATAAGCAGTGCGAGTGTCAGTCTCTTTTATGTGGCTCAGCTGAAGCTCTGAAATCTCGTCTGCGTCGGTTCGTGCAAACCTACTCCACTCTTTAAACGTCGTGCGCATGCCATGCATTGTGACAGGTTCGTCGGTGCCACGCTCCACACATCCCAGACCACTAAGCGTCTTCCTCATTGCCGTCTCGCTAATGTATGACGTGGCACCACGGCTCTCGAAAACGTATGTCGGTTTGACCTCGTAATTATCGAACGCCAAGCGCAATCGCAGCAATGTGTCCATAAGCTGCGTCGGCAAGGGAACTTCCAGCAAAAAATTAGAATGCTTTCTGCTTTTTTTTGCGATTAGCGCATTCCACACGGCGGTATTAAAATCAATTTGATCCCATCTCATTTTGCGCACATCAATTTGCCGCTGCGCAGTGAGCATAACCGCCTGCAGAGCAACGCTGCTTTGGCTGGCTTTTTCAAGCAGCGCCTTATAGGCAGATGGTGCGTCCTCAAAATGCAGGCTTGGCTGATGCCTTACGTTGCCGGTCCATTCGGGCAGCGACTTTGTGATTCGCGCGGTCGCTGGATTTGCGATCTCGGTGTAGTCCCTGTCGAGGGCGTAATCGAACACGTTCTGAATGTAATAGCGGACGCGCTTAGTCGTGTCGTGCAAGCTGATCCATGTCGGCTGCAAAGCATCGACCACATCGCTTCTCCGAATCTCATCTATGGGCATGTCGCCCAGGACTGGATAGGCATATCGCTCTAATCGCCCACGCCAATCCTGCGCACTCTCATAGGGGTTTTTCCAAGCGGGTATCTTGACGCGAACAATGAACTCCTCTGCCACCTCGCGGAACGTCAGCTTCGCGTTGTCCGCGCGACGGGCGCTGTCTGCCACTGCCCGCTTCTCTTTGACCAGCTGTTCGGCTGGTACAACTTGATCAGTTGTCAAAGTCTTCATCAGGTCATCGGCTTTCGTTCGCGCGTCCACCAAGGTGAGTTTTTTTGTACTGCCTAAAGACCTGTCCGTGCGCTGGCCGTTAGCCGTGTATCGCAGCACAAAATTTTTGTATGTGGCCCCCTTCACAACCTGCACTTTCAGATACAGGTTCGTGTCCAAACGGTACATGCCAGGAACCAGTTTTCCTTGTACTTGCCGCGCTGAAAGCTGTCTCATTTTTTCCCACTTTTTTCCCACAATTGAGTGGACAGTATGGGTCAGCATGCAACCATGTGCAACAAGGTGGTCGGTAAGTTATTGATTCTATTACAGTATGAAACGGCGTGAAACAGGGTTTGAGTCTCTCTCTGGGCACCATTCACCCTTAGAAATCAATGACTTACGACTGATACGGGATTTTTTCCCACAGTTTTTCCCACAATGTCATTAGACCAGCAAATTCAGCGTAGAAGACGACGCCAGCTGCTGCACTTCTATGCGCCCGTCTTTGGCCGTATAGAGGGTAGGCTGGATCGTTTCAACGGCTTCTCGAACGAGCTCGCCTTCACCGCCAGTTCGCAGCACTTCTTGGCGCTGCACGGCGACCGACTTCCAAGTGACCGGCGCAGGCGCGCTTGTCATCGAGACGTCCATTACTGCTGTTGTAGACCTGCCGTAGCACCGGCTGTTCCGTAGAAGATGTTTGGAAGGCGACGCTGCGCCGCTGTAATGAAAGTATCTACGCTTTCAGTCGATGCTTGAGACATCAACCTGGCAGATAGTTCTGGATCGAGCATGGACTGCACGACTAACTCTTGAATGTCGTCTTCGCCTAAGCCTAAGAAACTTAACCGAGACGCCAACGCTTGCGCAGGTTTGGTTTCGCTCAGCCCGCCAAAGGTTCGACCAATCAAAGCTGCGACGCTTAAATTTTTCATCGTGTCGCTGCCAGGGGCTTTCACACCAGGAGCAGTTGCTGCAGTCGAGCGCTGAATGTCTGACAAAATGCGATTGACTCTTCGCCTTTGCGCATCACTAAGCCTCGCAAGTTTTTCTCGACCTGCTGGGCCGCGCAATTGAGACGTGAGTTTTGCAGGGCTTAGCACGCCATCACCAGTCACTAGATTTGGCGTTGCGACTTCGCTACGCATTTGTATGTCTTGCAGCGTTTCCATTTGGTTAACCGGGCGGCTGCGTTGGGCGTAGGTTGATAGATAATCAGCAAACCCTGGGGCTGCAGACTCTAATCTTTGATCAATCATGCCAATGATTTCGCCAAGCTGCTTTCTAGCCAGCCTTTGATCTTGGCCGTCTCCCGACAATCTGCCTTGCGTCGCGCGGACAATCTCTTTGCGTAGGCCGTACAAGTCTTCAGCGCTTATAGGTGACAAGTTGCCATCTGCGTCTGCTGTGAGCGTCTCTAATTCTTTGATGTAAACGTCAATCGAAGAACGAACTGTTTTTTGGCTGCGCACACCGGGCTTGTTTCTCACTGACATCATTGAGTCAATGAGCTCGTTACTGTCAATAACGTCAGCACCATCAAATGCGTTTTCTAGCATTGGCAACGCAGCGGCGTCGCGCTTGCCTTTGGCAAACTCGACTGCGTCTGGATCTCTTGCCATTTGCGATAGCATCTCCGTGCGCGCCTGTTGCTGGTCAATTGCCCGTTGACCAATACGGTTTGCTGTATCTACGGCGCGCACAGGCGTTTCAAACGCCGCAAGGCCGGGGTCGCGAGCAGCTTGCGCTGTTGTTGGGACGCTACCTGGCACGCGAACGTCTGCGTTTGTCTGCAGATTTTTTACTGCTCGATCTGGATCTGTAGCGACTGACCGCAGCAAGTTGCCCACTATCTTTTCTTGCTCGCTGTTTAGAAGCGGCTTAACGACATCTTTACCTACGCCAATTGCGTTCGCGCCTAGAGGAATTAACCCGCCAAACATACCGCCTTGTATAGCGCCCGACGTGCGATCTTCATTCTCTGACAATGCTCCTGCTACTGCTCCTTCGCCTGCGCCCAAGCCCATACCTCTTGCAAGTGTCGCCAGCCTTGCAGTGTTAGCGGCGGCAGCTGCACCGCCAGTTGGCGCACCGACTCCAGGGATCGCTGTCAAAGCCGCCGTCGTGCCTAAAGCGCCGAGAGTTTGGCCAGTAAAAGCCTTGCCTGGATTATCAGACTGATAGTTTTGAATGCCTTGGTTTACAGCTGAAACCTCGTCGGCGTATGGGTTGCCAGACATTAACGATCGGGCGAAGCCTGCGGCCTCATCGAACCCGCCCATAAGCGCGCCTTGTAAAACTTGCGTGCCAAAACCCGACTCGTCTGCACGAATTCGCAAGTCCTCTGGTGATATTTTTTCAGTCTCGTAGTACGACTCAATCACCGCTGCTGGTGCGTTTTGGTCGCGCAGCTTTTGCAGGTTTCTCAGATGACGGTCTTTGGTTTCGTTTTTCATTAGCGCTCCAAACCATAAGTCTCGTACAGGTCATCTGGCAGTCGAGTAAATGGATTTACAAAGACGTTTGCTGCATCAACACCCAGCTTTTCAGCTTCTTTGTTAAAGATAGTTTGCTGGCTTTCGACTTCAGTGATGTATGGTTTCAAATTTGCCATCGCGGCGGTTACTAGCAAATTGCGTTGCTCTGTACTAAGCAACTCGCCGTTTGCAGACTTTCTGAAAGCATTCGCAATAGCGACAGGCAAGCCCCCCGTGTTCGCGATCATGTCAAACTCAGATTCGCGAACGATTGACCCAGGATCAAGTACCTTCATAAAGTTGGTCAGCAATGCAACGTCGCCATAGGCGCTGTTAAGATCCGCGCTTTCTCTTACTTTTTCAAAAGCAAAAAAGGCAGCAGACGGCTCTTTGATTGCTTTCTGCCAAGACTCTCGTAGCGTCTTTCTGCGAGTTCCAAGCCTGTCTCTTTCTTCTTGTGTCGCTTTCTTTTGATCAATAACAATTCGTGCTTGCTGATCTGGCGTCATCGTCTTTGGAATAGTTTCCACCAATATCCGCGTACCTTTCTTGAAGACGAGTATGGAGCCGCCAGTGTCTTGCGTGTCGTACTCTTGACTTGGGGTGTAATCGATTACCTTTGCGGTGCCACGATCACTGAGTTGATAGCCGACCCTGTTGCCTAGCTTATCAACGCCATATGTCGGGGTGGTGCTAAAAGTTTCGCGGGAAAACGCGCGCGACACGACATCGTCATAGGAGGCTATCGGGTTAGCCCTTGCGAGCTCCAGCTGCGCGCGGCTCAAGCCAATCTGCGCTGCAGCTTGAGGCGTTAGATCGTTAAAGTAGTTAATCGCCTGCGCTTGCAAAGCTCGATCTATTGCCGACGATTTGTTGCGGTCTTGGTAGTACTGTTCTTGCGGTGATAATCGCAAGCCAAGCGATTCTTGCAGCGGCCTCACGATTCTGTTTTGCGCCATGTTAGTGACAGCGCCCATAAACCCGCCGCGTCTGCCAGACTGATCGTTATCTGTAACAGGCGCTAAAGGCATTGGCCGCTGAACAGGAAAAAGCTCTTGGGCTAGTCTTCTCTCTTCTTCAAAATCAACCTCTGCCATTAGAACAAACCTCTTTGTGCGTCATTAAAGTAGCCAGTAGGCAGCTGGGTTGCTTGCTGACCTGCAGAATAATTGCTCAGCCCTTGCTGCTGAAATGCTTGCATCTCTCGCAAGCGCCTAGCTCGCGCGGCTTCTTGCGCACCAAGACGACCATCCAGCGCCATCTGCAGGCGCATTTCTGCGTATTCCGCTGGATCTCTTATCGAATCGCTCAGTGCATCTATCTGAGGCTGCACCGCCCCCATCAGGTACTCGCCAGGGTTTCTAAAAACGTCACCAGCTTGCTGCGCTCGTCGGTTAACTAATTCGCCTATTGACATCGCCTCAGCCGGTCTGACTACTGAACTAGGGTCTAGTTCATTTGCTTGCTCGTCATCTTCGTCCATTTTATTGGCGACAGTTAAAAGCGCGTCAGGTAATCCTGATGCAGCTGATGCTGCAGCCATTATCTTGCTAAACATTACGAAATCCCCGCGTTAAACCCGCTGCCCTTGCTCCGGCTCGTCAGCGGGTTAGGCAGCAAGCCAGCACCACTGCGAAGCACGTCAAACATGCGGAATGGATACTCTCTCGCCTCTGCAAATCTGCGGTAACGATCATCAAGCAGTTGCTGCGCCGCCGCTTGCTGCTGGCCGCCAACGCCTTGTAGCGCCGCTGCGTCCGCAAACTGCGTGCCACGCAAGTCGCCGCCAAGGTTAGCCAGCTGGGCAGCTGCACCCTGGCGCATGCCAGACGCCTGCATGCCGGCTCGCTGGTTCGCGAGCGCCGCCTGCAACCCTGCGTCGGCGTTAAAACGCTGAGCATCGAAACCAAGTTGCTGGTTGCGCAGCGCCGCGTTTTGATTAGCCAAAGCCGCACGCATCTGTGCGTCTTGGTTCGCCAGCTGTCCGCGCTGATCAAATTGCGCCGCTTGGATGTTGCCTTGCTGCGTTGCTTGTTGCGCTGCCAGGTTGTTGGCCGCGTTTAGCTGTCCGGCGCGCATAAAGTTTGAAGCTGATGTGGTGTCGGCTGCCAAGCCTGCTTGCTGGTTGGCCAGTGCTGCACGCATGTTGGCGTCCTGCGAGGCTAAACCGCTTTGCAATCCCATCTGAGCCATCTGCTGGCTTGCTTGTTGAGCTCTGCCTGCCGTGTCTTGCGCAGCTGTCAAAGACGCCCGCTGATTTGCTTGCTGGCGCGCCAAGTCTGCCTGCAGATTCTGGCCGCCAGCTGTTAAGCCGGCTTGCTGATTCGCGAGAGCTCTTTGTGTGTTTTGTTGCTGCGAAGCTAAACCGCTTTGCAACCCAAGGCGCGTTTGGTCTGCGCTTGCTTGTTGATTTGCTAAGGCGCGTTGCGTGTTTTGTTGTTGAGCAGCCAACCCTGACTGCAACGCTTGTCGGCCCGTCTCCGTCTGGCCTTGCAAGCCAAATTGTCCGCTGGTGGTTGCTGCCTGCAAATTTGCTTGTTGGTTAGCCAAATTTGCTTGTTGGCCAAATTGCGCCGACTGAGCGCCAGCTTGTTGCGCACGATTTAGATCCGCTTGCGCCATTTGTTGTGCGTTCTGGAAGCCTTGTTGGCGTAAGTTGACTGCCGTGCGCGCTGCTTGATCTGCGAAGTTTCTGTTTGTTTCGGCTTCAACAAGGGCCTGCCGATCACCGCCAAACGCACCAGCTGATACTGCGCTTGCTGCGTTTTGGTTCTGCGTCATTTGCCGAGCGCGGTTTAAGTCGCCAAGCGCTGCGTCAATAACTCCGGTTGTATATTGACTTTGGTACGGGCTCAAATTTGTACCAGCCAATTGCTGAGCCTGCACAGTCTGGCCCTGCACCTGCTGTGCAGATATCGGGTCTACGCCGATTTGATTCGTTTGCACCGCTCCCGTCTGACCAACGCGATCTATTCCATCAACGCCAACAGCACTTGTCTGGCCGACCTGCGGAGCATTCAAAGCAGATAACGGCCCAATTTGTTGGGCGTTAATGCCTTGGCTTTGGATGTTACCGACACCCACTGGCCCTGTTGGGCCTACTTGCTGAGCATTAACGCCCTGTGCCTGCACCTGCTGATTACGAATAGGATCAAAGCCAAAGCCGGTTTGCACGTTCGATGCGCCTACATTACCAACCTGCCCTGGCGCAGTAATCGACCCGGCAGTTACTTGCGATGGCTGGAAACCTGTTTCTGCCCGCGTCGTCGCAATCGCATCGTTGATCTCGCCTTGACCTACGCCGGCCCGTGCGGTGTTTGCGGCCATGTTCATGCCTTCAAGTTGCGCAGGGGCTAATGGCGCAACCGTTGCGAAGTCGTAAGGCGTGTAAGGGGTTGCTGCGACACGCTGCCCTTGGCGAAACGTGTCAGTCAGAAGCCCTTTTAGCTCTGGGTCAAATGTTTGCTTAGAACTTGATTTGTTTTTTCCTAAACTCATAGTCTATATCTTCCAAAGTCAAAGTTGCGGAAATCAGGTTGCATGCCAGACATCACTGGCCGTGCTTGCGGTGCAGGCTCTGGAGTAAACGGCCCTGCTGTTGGCATTACAGCTGGTCGATATTGGTCACTGGCCATATCAAGAATAGGCATTGGTGGCGTTGGTGCCCGCGAGTCGTTGATCATTTCTTGCTGGGCTACGGGCTCTATACTTCTGGCGTATTGCTGGCCTGCAATTTCCAATTCATTTTGTAACCCGGCTGGCATTCCTCGACTGTCGTAACTTTGGCCTTGGCCTCCTATAAAGAAATCAAGAATAGGGATGTTTGGCGCAGTGCGTGCAGGCACGGGCGTCGGTGCAGGCACTTCGGCTTGCACTGGCTCACTGCCAGGTAGCGGAAAGCTTTGGTAATAAGCCATGTCTGGCTGCGTGATCTCAGTGCCAGAACCATAAAAGTCTTGGGGCAACATGGGAGGAGGAGCCATTGCCTGCTCAATGGGCGAAGGCCCAGCCCCTTGCTGTAGTTGGCCCATCAAGTCTGGGTTAATTCGTAACAATTGTTGAAGGCCGACGTTTGCGCCGCCGCCTGCACTGCCGTCTTTACTCATAGCTCTTTCACCAGTGTTATGTGGGCTTCTTGCCAGTTCATGTCTCTAAGCGCTTTTGTCCAGCCCTTGCGCCCGCTCATGCTCAGAGCCGAGCACTTCAAACTCTTTGCGAACGCGATCAAACTCGACTCCATATCTTTAATTTCTTCCAGGTCGCCAGCTGCTAAGAAAACGTGCAACGCGCGCTTGCGCGGGTACTGCACGATCTCAGTGACCATGCAGCTTTTGCTGGCCGGCCAAAAAAACATATCGCCGACGCTAATGAGCTCCAGCACGTCTTGGTATGTATGCGTGCCGCCTGCGCGCGCCAAAGCCATTTCTAAAAGCTCACGA